GATCTACCTTCTAGGTCACAAGTAGCTTTTTTCTTAAAAAGGCTCGTCACTATATCCCGTATTCTCATTATTGTACAACTCCATATTGGCTGCTTTAAAAAATAACAGTCTCAAAGCAGCTTCTGACATTTTTGTCTTTGACGACCTCATAATTCTAGGCTCACCTTGAAGGTCATAGCCTAGAATTACAAAGCAATCTAAAAACTCTCCAACTATACTCTTAAGAGCTTCATTTAATTCTCTTTCTGTATGCCTTTTTTTAACAGTTGTAAGGTGAAGAGCTAGTGCTTCCTTGACTAGCTCCTTAATTCTTAATGTATCATCAGAACTTAACGGAGTATCGTCGCTATCAGTTTCCATACTCTTAATTAGTTCGAGTTATTTAAAAATCTTCTCTTTGTTGAACTCCTGCACCTAAAAGAGTTGTTACAACGATTTCAATTGACTCAGTCTTAAGAGAGAAGTTCTTAGGAAAGAGCCTACCACCGTCGTTAAATTCAAACAACACTTCTTTATTTTGAGTTTTATTCTCAAAGCATGTTACGAAGACTGATGATACTCCAGGATCGATTAGAATAGTCCATTTACGAGGATCTAGATCAGAGTAATTACCAAACACCTTAAAGGTAGAAAATTTACTATCCTTAAGTCGTTTAATAAAATAGCTTGGAGTAGATAATTTATTTCTTGCGTGTCGGTTCATTGAGTTAAAGAGGATATAAGGTAGGATATCTTAGTAGTTTCATTACTAGTAACAATAATAATGACACCATACTTAGTATTGATATTTACAGTAATAACATCATTAAGCAAAGTCAATAATCTTACATTATCGAAATTTAATGATACAGGCTGCAACTTAAAGTCGACAGTACCTAATGACATAGTATATGAATCTGAATTATGACGAGCTTTGTCCGTTAATTCAGCGATTAGTTTATCTTCTTCTGTATACAAATATAGTTTATTTGACTCTGTAGCAAAAGTACTACCCTTAATAATAGCTGCTAACTGCTGCTTAGTCAATGTAAAGGTAATATCGAATGTAAAGTTTTTAATCTTCTCAAGACTAAGAGATGGTTTTTGCAAAAAACCATCCTCAAAGAGATGATATTTAAACTTAACACTCTCGCTACTATACTCTAAGTTATTAGTATTAATTTTTAAATTAATAATATCACTATTAATAGTATCTAATACTCTTACTAGTTTCTTGCAGTCAGGTATATTTAAATTAGTACAATAGGAAGACTGACACTTATAATCACCATAGCTAATCAGAGTATTATCTGATGATGACGTAATGACTGACATACCATCCTCCTTTACTTCAGCGATAAAGGAGTCATTAATTTTTGAGAAAGAATCTATAAACTTTATAAATTCAGGTCTGCTGAGCTTTAGATTTCTTTGCGGGCTTGTCATTTTCTTGTTTTAATTCAAGTATATCACCAATACGAGTTAAAGCCATTCTAATTGAAATAAGAGTATCAATTAAATTAGGATCATGTGCAACAGTACCTTTATAGGTTAGTTCTGGTGTAATAAAAGGCTCTGTAACAGGTTGTAGCTCTGGAGGATATGCTACCCCGAGAGGTACAGGCGGCGCAGTAGGTACAGGTGGTGTATATGGTTCCGGAGTTGGTGGTGAATGAGGCTGATCATCAACAGCAACAGGCATTATTCGCGCGAATTGATGCTTAATGCTATCACTAATTGGTGTAAGCTGATTTGAAGAACTTACAATTTCTCTATCCATCTTTACTGCAGCACCATAAGTCACTCCCATGAACTGTAACAAAGCTTGTTTTTCTTGAGCTGTCATATTATAGGTCTTTTAGAAGTTCGTCGATATCATCTTCAACACTCGTCTCAATTACGGGTAGCGAGACAGGTCGCTTTTCAGCAACAGGACTACTAACTCGTGTTTGAGGTTGACTTTCAGTTGCAGGAGCAGCATCAGTACGGACATAGATATGATCGTCAATCATTTGCTTAAGCTCGTCGTAACTCTTAATACTATTGACCTTAGTGAGATCGTATGTCGAGTCGTAGATAGTTTTTTGCTCATCTTCAGAAAGCTTTAGCTTATTAGTAGTAGTAAACCGCGAAGCTACATAAGTCGGATAGTCACCTTGCTGCTCTACCTTAACCTTAAAGTTAACACCTTCAGAACCTAGATCGAAAATCTTCTCACCGTATTCTTCTGAGTCTTCACCTTCAATCGCCTCCATAATGATCTTTTGCAATTGCTTACCATAACGCAAGATCTTGACTTTACCGTTATTATCAGGGTTAGATGGATCGTCGATAACATAAACGTTAACTAGCCATTTCTCTGAACGACGAACTGCACTCATACGAGACTTCTCATCTTCAGTACCGGTACGCATTGCACGAAAACGTTCTTCAGAGATAGGATCACGCTCATTAAAAGTAGTAGGGCTAAGCGCTTGAACGTACTTACCAGTAGCGAATGAATTCCATCCATGAGTATAATGATGAAAGAAAGTCTTAGATGGATCTTTACTATAAGGTAGTAAGCGAATAGTATAAGTATTACCCGCAGTAGTTTTAAGAATTTCAGTATATAGACCACTACCCTTATCTTCGTCTTTCGATAGTGCAGCCTTAATTGATTGAAACATATTAGAATTAAACATAGTTAGTATTGTATTAGTTTTTGGTTTTAGAAAATCTCTTAACGAGATAAAATGATTATAGAGTTAGTTAGCTAAATTGCAATAGACGGTCTTCAATAATTTTAAAGGCTGATCTAATCACAATTTTTAGTTTAGTTGATCTGATAAAATTGCTTTTTGTTGTATTGTATATATTAAAAAAATCGTCTACAATAAAATTAATTATTTGAGGTTCTGTGGATTGAATAAGATTATGAATTTCTAGACCTTGAAGTATATAGAAGTTAATTTTATGATCTCTGAGATGCTGTAGTACAATTGGTGTAGTGCCGTTAATAAGGTTCTTGTATTGATGTAGTGTTAGTTTATTTTCTTTACAAAATTTATAGATAAAAGAGCAAGCTTGCTTGCAGTCATCGATAGTACTTTCATGATCTGGATCAGATGTCTCTTTTTGTTTTATATAGTTTGAATAGCACTTAATTGCACGTCTGGTAGTATAAAACTGTAAGTTAAAATACTCGTCATTATTGTAGATCTGATATGGTGCAAGGAAGAAGTCACTATACTTTATATTATGATAGTTCGAAAAGAAACTATCTAACTTTTTTAGGGTTAGCTCTGTAGTAGGATCTAGAGAATCAAAGTTTTGTCTGAACTTGCAAGGCTGATTCTTGACCTTACGAGATGTATATAGAAAGGAATTGTAAATTTGTTTTTGACTATCACTAATCATATTTCTATCCTAGACTGTGTATTAAGATACTTGGTAACATACTTACTAACTGGTATTAGAGGCTCATAACTTATAAACATTTTAACAATTTCGTATGTTGTATCTACACATAATAACTCCTTTAGTATATTTCTCAATCGTTCTTCTTGCAAAACGATAACAAATACGTTTTGCATACTGAGCTTTTTACCTTTTAACAGACTACATAGTGTGCAAAACGAAAGTAACAAGTGCTCCATCTCGTGCTTCATTATATTAGAGGAAGGAGTCTCTAGATCGTTGTTTAGCTGCATGGAGTAAGTAGTTTTGTAAAATTTAGAAAGGTTTCTGTTATATATCCAGCAGCTGCATACTCTTGACCGCCTCCTCCACATAATTTGTCAGCTATTACATCTAGCTTAGCAGTACAATCTTTAGAACGTCTAAAGAAGACTTGTTTTGTATCTATGTTAATTAAAATAACTATATCAGCATTGTATTTTTTAAGGGTTACTTGTGCCATTTCATTAATAGCAAAAGAGCAACAGCAACTAACAACAGAATAATCTTTAATCATGCCTCTAAAGCACTCTGTTGTATCTATTTGCTCTTTTAAGTACCTTATAAAGTATTTTATTGCGTTTTGTTCTTGTATATTAAACTCTCTTAATCCGTCTTGAAAGTTTTCTATGAACTTTTCTACTCGTGGATAGTTATATGAGTTAAAAATTGAGTTTAATTTTATAGGTGTCGGAGTTCTTAGATCATATATATCATAACTATTAATAGCGTCTATTAACTCCTTATGCTGAGGTGTAAAAGCTTGAATTTCACTAATTTTAAATTTATTATAAATTAAATCAGTGGTTGAGGAGTGAAGTTGTATAATAGTCTTGGCTTTTTTGAATCGATCCTTACCCTCTTCAACAAAAGTCTTATGATGATCAATAATTACAAATTTTTCTGTATCAACTAACTCGGTAATTTCCTTCGGAACGTAAAGATCAGTAATAAACACTTTATCATACCAATCAATATCTTTATACCAGCCTTTAAACTCACCTGCAAAGTCATGAACTTTATCTTTCCTAACCTCTTTAATATCAAAAGTTGTGTATTTGTCTCTATATAAAAACTTTAATAGGAGAGCGCTACCAGCACCATCAAGATCACAATCTGTCCATACACAAATTCTCATTAATAGATATTTATTAATGAGATTATACTTTTCAACCGGTGAAAGCAGCTAGACTCTTAAATGATTCATCTTCAAAATCATCTACATCATCAGCCTGAGTAATAGTTAAGGTCGTATAGTCAATTCTCATAGGCTGAGTATGACCTCTCATACCATACCTATTCTTCATCATACCTAACCTGATAATACCTAACTCTCGATCCTCTTCGTTCTGATAAATCGATACAATTACGTCAGCAGTAGCAGCTAGATTGATACTCTCGGAGATAGTAGATAGTTCAGGGTTATCATTACCGAAGCCGCTACGATTTAGCTGAGTACAGCTAATAATAGGACAGTTATAGGTATAACTCATAGCCCTCACTTGCTCAGTTACATGCTTTATTCGTTCATACGAGTTACTACCAATAGTAGAATGAATTAAGTTAAGATAGTCTAGTACAATAGCATCAATCTTAACACCACTATCAGTCATCTTCTTAACAAACGCATTTAACTGATTAGGTGTAATAGTAGATGGCGGAAACTCTTTGATATAGAGGTTACCAGCACCCTGCTGCCCGCAGTCTGCAATAGACTGACGTAAGGTATATGCATTAGCTGCTAGATCACGAATAGGAATCTGGGTTAAGTTAGAGCATAACCGTCGAGCATACAGTAGCTCTGACATTTCAAGAGTAATAAGTAGTACATTCTTACCCTGCTTTACCATATTAGTAGCGATATTACCGAGAAAGATAGACTTACCGATATTAGTCTCACCAGCAAACACATATAACGCTCTACCTGACTCTAAAAATCCACCATTTAAAGCTTCATCAAGCCAAGGCCAAGTACTTGGTATAGTACTATTAACAAGACTAAGATCGTCAATAATAGTATTAATATTATTGAAGAGATCTAGACCCATATCAGTAACTAGACTAATATTACAAGCTTTTTCAAACTTATCGAGGGCTACAGTAGTATCGACAGTGCCTTTCGCTACATCTTCAGCGATACTAAGCATAGTATGATATACAGCCTTCTCTTTTAGGAAGGTCTCTGTATTAGCATACAGTTCATCCTTATTAAGATTCTTATCTATGTCATTAAATGACTGAACTAGAGTCTTAAACGTAGCTTTAAGCTCATCTGTTACTAGATAAGACTTAATCTCGGTGATAGTAGGTGCTTTCTTTCTTGTATCATTAAACTCCTTAATGATATTGAAGATAGTAGCGATACTTTTAGTTTTAAAGAATTCAGGCTTTACATGATCTACGATAGTTGCTAAATAAGCAGCGTCAGACAACGCCTTATAAATGATAATATTTTCAAAGAAACCTAAATCGAGCTTACTCACTTCTTTAGTATAAGATAGTTCGTTATTAATGCTATACAGTTAGTTTTTTACCAGCGTATTGCTTATATTTTGATAAAAACCATTTTTGACCCTCTAAAAACTCAGGAGTTAACTCTCTGAGTCCTGGCGAAGCATGTGTTATTAAAATATCACCTACCCCTACTCTTAGTTTAGCTAGACTAGCATCTAAACAGAATGAAAGGTCATACATATGGAACTTAGATGGGCATTTTTCATCGAATGTGACCTTATCAAACACTGTTTTACTAACAGACAGAAAAACACCATCAGCTAATACTACAGGACTCGGAAAAGCACCAAAACTAGTCATATGCTTATTGTTTGTATCCCCATGAGCTACAGCGCCTCTTAAATTACCTCCCTGGAAACCTCCGCCCATTAGATGCCAGAGTACTGGTTCTTGAATAGTGCATTCTGTAGTACCAGCTACACCAACTACATCATATTTTTTATGTAAATCCTGTAGACGATATAAAAAGTCTGTTGATTCAATGATAACATCATCATGACACAATACAACAAAGTCAACATCTTCCTGTTTACCGAATTGCAGAGCTTTATTATATAATTTAGCTAGTGACTTTTTATTATTCTCTTTAAAGAACCATTTTTCAGTACTAGAGTTAAAGAGAAGAGTATTTTTTTTGCTACCTTTAGTAGCTGAGAATAGAAAATATTTCATACAAACAAGAAAGGTGATTTAGTTTTAAACTTACCTGCTGATTTCCACATATCATAATTTTCACCCACTGCAATCCAAGGATCATAATTTTCAATCATTAGGATTTCCCCTTCTTTAAGTAACGTATAATCTTTACCAGGTAGAGTAGAGAAAGAACCGCTACTATGATAGTGTAATATAGAACCTTGACGAGCGAGATATACAGTATTAGTACTGGTATTAACAATACAAAGAGCAAACGTACCTTCTAGAAGCTCTAATACCTTAGTAACTACATCAATAGGTGGAGGTGACTTACCACTTCCGGTCTCACCTGTAGAAAACTCCTGTAACATACAAGCTATTACTGATGTATCGACAGGATTTACGTTCCATGGAGTATATTCTTTATTAAGACTCTTCCAGTTAGTTAATACACCATTATGAAGTACCATCCAGTTTAATGACTCAAAGGGATGCGATGTATCTTGAGACCAATTACGTTTTGATGACGTAGGTGCCTGCATATGACTGATAAAGAAGTCAAACGAGTCGTTTACATTTATTTTATTAAATTCAATAATACCTTCCTGCTTATGAACATACTGTTTATCATAGTCATATAAGCCTAGTACACTACTAGCAAATGTCCCACGCTCGACATTTGCTTCATACAAGATCTCTAACTTAGATAGCGTATTAGCACCAATAATTGAACACATATATACCTAATGATAATTGTATTCTAGATATTTTCTACTTAAAAAGCTTAGTTTAAATAAATAATGTTATATGAATTTTAACGATTTAGTTAACCGTTCTCAAATAGTTAGTGAAGGTAATGTCTCACCTTACGAAGTTAAAAACCCTGTTTTTAAGGATATTACTAAGCGGTTAAAAGCTGCAGGCGCTTCTTCTCCTCCTCGTGACACAATGTTAGTAATTATTAATGTGTTAAAAAGACTTGAGATAATTAGTCAAGAGGATGCAACTCAGTGGGAATCTATAAAAGGTTCCTCTACTTTACCTAGAAAGAATGCTTTGCTAGGATTTATCGATCTATACAAAGAAGATATAATACGGAGAGCTGAAGAAGTTAAGGAAACTATTGAAGACGAATTACCTAGATTTTTTAAGAGAGCTGGTACAAATCGTGGAGCTGCTAAAGGTCCTAGTAGAGGTGAAACAAAATACTCTGCTAATCAAGCTGCTGAGGAAATGAAAGCTCAAGCTAGAGAACAAAAGAAGGAGGCTAAGAAACTAGCTACAGAACTAAGGCAGCAAGCTAAGGGTAAAAGTAAAGGTCCTAGAGCGGCAGCTGCAGTTGAAGTTATTGCTACGGGTCTAGATGATTCAGTAGCAAGAGCCTATGCTGCTGGTGAAGATGTTATTTTAAAATCTTATGCGGCTGAAGTTTTTAAATATATTGGAAAAAATCTAGGTAAAGAGGGTCTTGATATTGATCTAAAAAATGTTATCTCAGCAGCGGGCTTCGTAGCTGATAAAATATCTACCTTAGACCAATTAAAGAGATTTGTTGATCAAGTAGGTCGTAAACCTGGTTTCGAACTTATTGCTCAGTATCTTGCTGATATAATTAAACCAGTTGAAGATGCTATCTCAGCCTCTAAATCTGAAGATGAAGAGTCTAATAAATATGATGAGGAAAAAGCAGATGTTGATAATGACGGCACAACAAAGCCTTGGGAGAAAAGATTAGCTGAGCAGAGAGGATTTAATGAATCAACTACTGCTGAATATCTTACAGAGCAGGTTAAGAAAGATAAATACAATAAGGCTTCTAATGAAGCCTCGTTATCTTTTACCGAAAAATATAAACCTAAAACCAGCTGGCAGTTACAAGAGTTACGTAACTACGGCTTATAAGTTAGGCTATTTTCTTGCACTCGTGCTTTGCATATAGTACATCGATATGATCTTGTTGAGCATATCGAATAGGGTCTTGTAGTTTCGCTTGTATAAAGCCTGCTAACCTTAAACTACTAGATGGAGTGGTAGCATCAGCTAACCCACTCTTGTCATTAGAGTAACAGGTCCAAGTATCACCAAAAGATACTCCTAACCGGTTACCTTCGAGTATAATCTCTGACTTAGACATATCGATGAGAGGTGCTTCGATATTAATTAAGGTCTGACGATTAAGATTTAGAACATTATTGATATTATCGATGAACTCTGTACTTCCATCCCAGTAGCCGGCCGCTGAGTCAATTTGTGCAGCTCCATACCATACAGTATTAGCTTTCATACTCTCTGCATAAGCGCAACAGATAGATAGGAACATCATATTCCTAAATGGTACATATGATACAGGTTGTGCATCACCTGCAATCTTATTGATATCAGGGTTATCAATAGATTTATTAGTTAATGATGATGTAGGTGAGATATCCTTAATGTAAGTTACATCTAAAAGCTTATTGGTAATAGTTACACTTGGATACTTTTGCTGTAACTGTCTGATTTGACTTTTAACACAGTCGATTTCACGATTGTGTCTCTGACCGTAGTCAAAAGTTAGAGTATGGATATTCTTATATCCTCTATCTACGGCCATATGCAGAAGCACAGTACTATCTGCACCTCCGGAAAATGCTAATACTAATTTATTCATTTGTGTTATCTGGTTCATCGGTTAGTTCTTGATCTAATTCTGCTTCCTCATCTTGTATAGGTTTAGATGAGTATTTCCACTCTACATTAATCTTTTCTTCTAATTGTGGTATAAGTATATTCTCCCATAGTTCCTTATCTTTACGGAAGTTGCGATAAAAACCTAACTTTTGACCATTAGGTAGTTGATAAGTAGCTCCTGTCTGAACAATAATATTAAAACCAGTCATTAGGTCGAGTAGACCGTAATATTTGTTAAGTCCATTAGTAAATGATAAGTACATCTCAACTTCAAGATACTGTTTAATGAAGCGATTCTTACGAGTTAGAGCTCGTAGAATAATACCAGAGTAGCTTTTTTGACCAACAGTTAAGCTACTGTCGGTAGTCTTACCACCATCATCTTTTAAAGGTTTACGAGCAATCTGAACAGTTACTGACGGTAGGTAAATTACTGACTTACCACCAGGCATGTTCTTTTCAATACTTGGAAATAGTTCTGCAGGATTATCATACACATGTGAAGTAGCGATTACAGTTGTACGAGTATAGGCTCCAAGATTAGTAAGAGTCTGCATTAAGCTCTTCATCGCTCGTGCCTTACTACCCATATCAGAACTTGTATTGTCTTTATCCATTCGTTTATACTCTAACTCAGACTGCAAGTTACTAAGTGAGTCTACAGCAATAACGAATTGACCTTCAAGTTTCTTCTCTTCAACCTTAGTCAGGAAGTTAAAAATAGCATTTCGAGTCTGCTCAATTGTCTTGCACGGTACATACTTAACTTTAGTAATATCTAGACCAGCAGCAGTAGCACTATCAGGATCAACTGCGTTTTCTGAGTCAAAGATTACAACGGTCTTTCCTCCCTTCTGAGCATTGGCTAATACCCTAAGTAAGAAACCGGTTTTAAAAGTTTGTGATTCACCGGCTAGTACTGTTACTCGACCCATCGGGATACCTTTATAGCATGAGCCAGAGATAATTGCATTGAGTGCATAAGAACCAGTGTCAATCCAGCTATCAACTTGACTAAGTGTACTTTTATCTAGATAAGTAGCATAGGGATTGATTTCATCTAAGCTATCCAATGCACTTTTAATATCTTTTTCCATACATCATTATAATGTATCAGAGAATTAAATCAATAAAAAACGCCTAATGAATCATTAGGCGTTGCTGAAGGTTATGTGATTATATTTTAGTCTTCAAAAAGTTTAATTACTTCTGGTCCACCTGCAGGCTCAGGAGTTTTAATGCTATTGATATTGTTGTATTGATTAAGAATTGCAGAATCTAGTACAACATCAGATATTACAATACTAGATTTAGTAAATACCCAGTTGTTTTTATCACGGTGTTCTTTATCAAGAAACTCTACAAAGATGTATGGGAACGATTGAACTTGAATCTGTCCTGTTTCTTGATTAGGATTAACATAAACAATTACTGGATTGTTAAGTGTAAGTTGAGTGTCGGTCTCAGATACTTTTTTACCGATAACGACGCGGCCAATTTGATCAATGATTGTAATCATGTTGTTATATTATAATATTATTTTGTTTTTTCTACTACTAAATACCAAAAAGGTCAAACAATTCGCAAGTTACGTTTTCTGATGGCTTACGTATCTGCCAATTAACCCCTTGATAGAATCTTTCAATGCCTGAAAACAGAATCTTTTCAAACATTTTTTCATAATTTATTTTGAAGATACTTTTATACTCCTCAGGGAAGGTATATTTAAATCCTATTGAGTCAATACCGTATTTGTTAGGCTGCTGTAAGTATACATATCGAGTTTTATCACCCGATGAGATTTCTTCATACTTGTTCTCAATACCTAACTTCTTATTGAGGAAGTTATGAAGGTAAGCAGACTTAACATGAATAGGGGTACGAGTACCAATATTAAACTCATTACACTTAGCAGCATACTTCTCGTATCCTCTAAGACCCATAACAAACGCAACGTCTTCAATAGGTAGCTCTTTAAACGCATTATAGGTCTCAGTCAATATGCTATTAGTCTGCTCTAAAGACTGAGTAAGTAGCATCGTCTCAATAATCTTCTTAGCATAAGGCTTAATAGCATTAGGCATCGATGTACGGACAACCTCAACGCCAGTATACTTAAACTTATCTACTTTAATACCTTCATCGTCCAAGATATGCATAACATATCTCTTCTTCTGTAGGAATAGAGCTACATCACTTATGCTTTCTCTCTTAAATACAAATCGTGAATCAGTAGTCCTGAGTGATTTCTTAGCCCAGCTATTGATCTCCTTATTAATAAAGTCTTCAATAGTCTGCAGTTCCTTATAGAAACCATCACTAACCTGATTACCACTTTTAAGAGGTACAAACTCGTTAATACATTGTAATGAAAAGTAAAGAGAATCAGTATCTGAGTAAACCCAGCTATTATCTAGAGTATGCTCATCAGTTATATTGTAGTTAGCAGTTAGGTACTGCTGTAATAGCTTACCTGCTTGTTTAATAACAGCTTGACCGGTGAGAGTTACAGAAGAGGCTATATCGTCATCTCCGATAGGTGCCTGTTTATTACCCATATATCCATAGACTGAATTAAGGAGTGTCTTAATTACCATCTGCTTAGTATTCAACCTTTCTACCTCGAACTGTATCTCTGATCTTTGCTTACTTAACTCTGAACTCTTAGTCTTATCAGATGCGATGATATCATCAATAACTTTTAATTGCTTTTTACTCTTAAAGAGCTCAGTCTTTACTACTACTCGTTCATTATAATAGTGATCAAGGAATTCAGGTATGATACCTTTCTTCTTTTGAGAGAATAGAAAACCAGCTTTCGTTACTGCACACTTTTCCGCTATTAGAAAGTCATTAAATGCTTTAGGAGTTAACTCAAAACACTTACCTGTCACATGATAGATATTAATATTACCTTTATCAGTCTTTTCAATCCTACCTATCTTAGTCTCAGGAGATAGATTAAGCGAAATCATTACATTAGGATATAGAGAGTTAGCATCAAACGATACTACATTAGTCTTAAACCCTGACTTAGGTTCTGCTACATATGCTCCTGGATTCTTTACTGCACTATCAGGTCTTACGAACGTCGAAAGAACCTCACCTCTCCTTCTAGCTTTGATAGCTAGAGCGCCATTGATAACCGATATAGTTCCCATCGAGCTTTCGAGAGTAGAAAGACCTACATACGATAGCATTCTTAATAGTGATATATATTGTAGTTTATCCTCTAACTTAATAAGGATATTAACGTCTTGAATGTTATACTCGACCAGTTTCTGCCAGTTTGTATCAGTTAGAGTTGCAAGATCGATATTACCATAATCAATCTTCCTCTCTCCTAGCTCAATCTCTGCAATAGCATCTAACTTATATGACTCTCTAAGCTTAAGACAGAACCGTTGATATATATCGAGGTAGTCAATTGTTGATATACCGTCAAAGTAATATCGCTTTTGCTCTCTACCGAACTTACCTTTCATTAACCTAAAATATACATTATTAAGAGGTGACATTCTCTTAACCGACTCCTCACCAAGAATACGTTCACATCGATTCACGATATAAGGCATGTCAAACAGCAAAATATTCCAACCTGATATTACATCAGGGTAATCTCGTTCGAGATATTCAATAAATTTAATAAATAATTCTCTCTCGTTTTTACAATGAACGTATGTTACATTATCAGCAGTATTGTCATACTCTTTTATACCAAAGGTATAAAAATGCTTTTCAAGAGAGTCATAACAAGTAATTACCGTAACAGGGTGAGTAGGATTATCTACATCTGGAAAGCCTCCTGAAGACGGACTATAGGTCTCGATGTCAAGGTATACTACCTTAAGTGGATTATTAGAGAATTCCTTATCTTCATTCTTAGTCCAGAAGGTATCAATAAGATACTGCTGAGCAGCAGGTAGGTTTTCGTAAACTCTCTTTATCTTTGACTCAGTAATAAATTTGTAACGCTCGTAGCTGTTATTAAAGATCTTCTTTTTGATCTTACCACCGTAGATTGATACCTTCTCACCCCTAGAATCATCTACATATAAGTATGGACTATGCGATACAGAGTAAGTTACTCTCTTGCCGCTTTCATCCCAGGTAAAGAGGTTAATACAACGCTCTTTACTATTATAAACTGCATTACGATACATCTAAATATAGTATAATGTAGTTCGTTATGAATTCAATAGCGTCTTATGGATTCCAGCGTTTAAGATATTTACGATCTGGAGAGTTATATGGAGTGTTTAGTGCTTCAAGATGACATCCAATATTTTCTTCATTCTCCATAATACGCGTTAAACCATACCCTCTCAATAGCTCGATGTTTTCTTTATACTGTTTACGATTCTTATAACTTAAGATAGTTTCAATTTTAAATTTAAGTTCTTCAGCAGATTTAAATCTAAGACTTTCTGGAGCAGTACTATATGTAACAAGGTCTTGGCATAGGCAGGGAATACCTAATACCGCGGCCTCAACAAACTTAATATCTGACTTAGATTTATTAAAGTTATTGTCTTGTAAAGGTGCAATCATAATTTGGGCTTGCAAGCTAGCAATAAATTTAGGATAGTTAAGTAAGTTCTGCCAAGGATGAAATTCAATATCTCCCGACTTAACGTATTCTAGTAGGGGTGGAGGAAAAGCTCCAACGAAAACCCACTTATATTTGTGACGTGTGTCAATAACTAGCTTGAGAACATGTTCAAAGTCATCCTTACCACTAACCTTATTATCCACATCATAATGAGCGCCAGAACCAGTATAAAGGATTCTTGGTTTCTTATAGTGCTGATCATAAGCATCAACTACTCTACGTCTACTGTAAAGATGACCCATCCAGAAGTCTGGAACGAAGTTAGGTAATACTGTAATTTCCTGCTTTCCGGTACGAGCAGTGTATAGGTCTTTCATATACTGACACGTAACGGTGACCTCATCGCACATATTAATAATGTCAATACAATTCTGTCTAATTCCTCCTCCAACAAACGCAGATTTAAATTTATTATAATCTGGAATATCCTCTTCAAATACTACATCATCTACTTCATATATTAATTTAAACCCATGTTCTTTTTGAATACCTTTAAGAAAGGCAACAAAATCTTTTTGAGCTTTACTTGCTTGTCTTTGAATTTTAATGCACTTAATACCTTGATACCAGCGCGGGTCAAATACCATGCTCGTTAGCGAAGAAGAACAACCGTTACCTCTTATATTAATTAATTGTTCTGGCCAGAGCATACGCCAGTGACCACAACCAGTTAAGTCACCGAGATAGTTTAAATATCTCGGTAGACCTAGTTCACCGGGCGATATAGGAGATGATGGTGCCTTGAGCGGTAGAAAAGAATTGATTCCTGGTCTGCTTGCGAACGGAGACGCAAAAGGATATGCAAAGGGTTGAGGTAACATTAGCGACATATATTATGTTATGTCACAATGTTAGAAATTCAATAGTTAAATCTCTATATAATCAAGTCTTCTTGTTATACCGTTACTTTTCTCAAGATAAATTACGTCACCAGTAACAGATTTAATAGATTCCTTACGATGTGAGATAATAATATTACATTCATCTAACTCTTCAACTCTCTCTTTAAGAATAGTTGTGATTAGTTCAATACCCTTTTCATCAAAAGATGAATCGAATAACTCATCATATATTGCAATATTATATCTTACTTCACCCTGCATTCTTCTTAGATCAGAAAAAGTAAACAAACAGGCAAGGTCAATAGCTTTACGCTCAGCTCCAGAAAAGTTAAAGTAAGAGCATACTTTATTCTTTTCATTTAAAATCTCCTCCTCAAAATACTCGTTAAAGATACAGATACAGTTTGAGTCTAATTTTTTAAGAAAATATAGCAATCTACCATTAAGAGTTTCGAGTAGTTTGTTAACAATATAAGATTTTACCCCTTCCTCACTAACAATATATTTAACAATATCTAACTTACTAAGCTGCTTATTAAGAGTTTCACCTACAGTTGACATTTCAGCTACTCTTATTTCTGTATCACTAATTAATTTATCGAATGTGGTGTCATTACTCTCAATAGCTAAGATATCTGAATCAAGCTCATCTAACCACTCTTTAAGCTGATCAATACGTTGCTGCTTGTTTACTTTATCTTGCTTCGAAAGATTATGTTTAGATATAGTTTGATGTGAACTAGCTATAATATTCTTAATACGCTTCTTCTTATCTACATATTCTTCCAGCTCAGTAGTTTTCTCTTTTACATTAGTAGCAAGTCGTACTATGTCACTTTTTAGCTTTTCCTTCTCTTGCTTTATAAATGCAAGGTCGTGTTCTTCAATACCTCTTAAACAGACTTCACATTTATGCTCTGACGTTCCTATCTTCTTATAAGTGGATTGCATATCAGTAATCTTTTGTTTACTAACAGCTATCTCTACATTAATATTTGAAATATACTCGTCACACTTATCTACCCCCCTTTCATAATCTTTAATATTTTTCTCAATGTCGTTGAAGTTAATACTAGATGATCCATTAGTATTGTCTAGATTGTTAATATAATCGGTTATGGTTTGTATCTCAGCTAGGTTGCTTTCTCTGCGACTGTAATATAGCTCTTTCTTTTCCTTTCTCTTAGCTAGTGTATTTTCACGTTGATGGGTGTAGTTCTTAAGGTTTTGATTAACTTCACCAAACTTAGCTTGATGAGTATCAAGCTCTCTCTTCGTATCATTATACTCAGAGCGTAAACGAGAAATCATTTCACTAAATACCTCAAGTCCAAAAATATCCTCAATAAACTTACGCTTATCAACCTTACTCTTAGCCATTCC